CCGGAGATCCGAAGACCTCCCTCAGGGTACTCATCATGAGGTGCCGCGGATCCGAACCGCATAGCAAAGAATTTCGATTGAACCATACCGCGATTCAATGGCGCCGAGACGACTTCTCGACGACTTCCGGCAGCATTGGGCTGACGGCGGGAGCGTTGTTGTTTAGGCCCAGCACGACTTCGCTGAGTTCTCTTCACGGGTGATTTTTGCTTTTGCGATTTTCCTTTCGCATTGCCACGTTTGGTATACATGGGATCCCTGTACCAAACATCCCTTACCAACCACTCCCTAGTGTCTAACCGTTTCATCGCCATGGAGGCCGTCGTATCACGAGGCAAGGCTTAGCGGTCCCCCCCAACAGGGGGTTCACTTTGAGGGCTCACACCATCAGAAAGGCCTGGATGCAACTCAATATTTCAAATATGAGTTAAGGCAGAGCCAGGAAGAATTCAGGTGAGGCTAGGTGGTGCAGATAGTACCGAGTGAGACTCGTCTGCAAGGGAGCGTCCATCGACGCACAGCGACTGTACATCGCTTCGAATGACTGCCCGTGCAGTCTGTCGGCATTTAGCTCTAGTTTCTGGAACGACCAGGAGCATTTAGCACGGAACTATTGAGCACACATGTCTGTGTACACCGTTTTGGGCAAACGTTGACGTAAGTTCAGATCCGAAGACCTTTCCTCAACCGTTAACAACGAGTCGAAGCGACCCCAACGAGCAGCGGTATGGCAAACCGCAAAATAATGTCAATCGGTATTCCACCGAAGGAGTGTTTTCAAAACACCCACCATTTCGCTCGGAGCAGTTTTCTGTCATGCTCAGGACCGGAATTGATCCCTCCACTTAGAGCGCGTGTGGAGCGCGTCAAGTCGTATGTTAGTACCGGGTTAGACCCGACATACGTTATCTTCAGAGAAAATATATCCTAGTCCATCATGAACTCAGCCGCCTCGAGCGCAAGCTCGAGGCGACCGTCACGATCATCTAGATCCAGATCCTCATCAAGATTCTGGACAGTCTCTGAGGACAATAATGCCGGCACATAGCTCGAAGTCATGGAGCTGATGAAGGCAGGTCGCTGGTTAGATACATCCGAACCAGTACGGAAGCCCCAGAGGCATTGCTCGATAGGCATGGGATTGAAGGAGTGAATCTTTTCGAACACCTTCGGACCTTTCCCAGCCTTGGCCAGTTGCGCCTTCTTAGCGTTCAACTTGGCGGGAGCACAGAGGACTCGGAGCGCTGCAGAGCGCGCCTTCCAGGCAGTATTGAACATAACATTCCCGTCGCTATCAGTTAGCACTTCAGTTTCAGGCCCGAAGGCCTCCTCCGCTGAAGCGAGTAAGAACTTTCCAGTCTTCTCGACGTCAATCTTATCATACTGCTCTAGGATCGTAAATCCCTTCTTGGTGGAAAGAGCTGGCTTGACCGGACTCAAAAGCTCACTCCGAACGTACTGCGGAGCGTTACGAGCAAGAGAAAGGTCAAATTTAGCCATTTGAACGTTTGAATCACCCGACTCAGGTCGGAATGACGAGAAAGATTCTCTAGGATCAAACGGCTCAGTCCACCTCAGCGAACCACTTTGAGCACGTGCCCAAATCGCTGTACACATCGACCGCTGAGCGGGAGTGTAAGAAGTCTTCTCACAAGGAATCATTCCTAGCCCCATATAACACGAGGGCAGGGTTTGAGAGAAGAAACCACCTGCAGTAACCGCGTTCAAATGTTCGCGGTGCACGGTCTGGAAGCGCTTCACTGCGCGTTCGACGTTGCGTGCGCCTTCAACAGCTTCAGGCTGGAGGCTATACAGGGGTTGGAACATGAGTCCACCTGCCACAGCGGGCATCTTGGAAACCTTCGACTGGCCATGCATCAGGCCAGCATTGAAGAAGTTCACTCGTTTGAAATCAGCTTGATGCTGTTCATCGAAATCTGAGCGACGCCCAGAGAGCCAGGGCTCTGAATTGATCTGGATGGCGCGTCGGTGGATGAAGTTTTTCCCAACCGAGCGCTCGAACCCACAGTTCTCAATTCCGTCGTACCATGCAGGAACTTGGTTACGTCTGCATCGGAATAAAATGTCGTCTCCATTGACGAGTACAGGAACCTTCTCAAACTTCGATTCCTCAGGGAATACAGAGATCCACGCTGAGACGAAGTTAACAAGGCACAAAATCGGAAAGCTCAAGGGTGAGCCCATCAATTGGCCGTTTTGTTGTTGAGTAGGTTGCAGGTACTTTAGCGATTCTTGTTCCAAAATCGCTATACATTTCTCAAATTCCATAAGAGGAAGGACCAGTCCATGGTCCATTTCATCACGCACATTGTCCAGCGTGAGGCGTCG